GTAATTCTATTATGCCATATTATTTTTCTAAGTCAACAATGAACGTTTTTCTTGAGCGAAAAAGTTATGTCGACGCTAAATCTTCCCTTATTTGTTTTATTAACATCGGTCAACCGATGTTACCGAATGGTATTTCGCACTTATTGATTGGTAATATTTCATAATTTAGCTCTTGTATAATAATATAATTTTGTTCAAAGTCACGAAATATACATTGCGTCGCCGATATATACGGGAGTCGGGATTATACACCTTTTTTTGGCGTTATTCATCGTCCCTCATTCCCTTCTATGTGCATAAAATCTTTTCCTATTCTATCAGATATTCTGCTCAAGTCAAGGCGGAAAGGCCGGGGTAATCCCCGGCCTCCCTTTTACCAATCTTCGGTTGTCAAGGTGCCATCTGGCGCCGGACGTCGTTTGCGGCATAGATGGCATCGACCACGCGGCAATCGCCCTCCAGCTTTGCCAGATCAACGGACAGCCTATCGACGGCATCTTTCAGGACGTAGAACATTGCAACCGCCATATCGGCTCGTTCGCGTTCTTGCGGTTCGACTTCAATGTCGAGATAGCTGTTCTCGACGGAATACAGGATAGCCTTCACCTTTTCGGTGCTCAAGATCGCCTCATTCAGATTTCTGTTCATGCTGTTTGTCTCCTTCGTGATGGATTGGCGCCCATCACAGGTTCAAAGCACTTCAAGAGGCAATACTTTTTCTGCACTCATGGTCGGGGAGCCGTAACGGCACCTGTGTGTGCGTCCGGGGCAATCTCGCCTCTTTGTTTTCCGCACCCACATTCTATCACCGTGGAACAGAAACAGCAAAACGACGCATCGCCTGATTGGCGGCGTCTACGAGTCCTGCCGCTACCAGCTCGAACAAGTATCGGCTGTCCTGCACCGACATGATGTGTGACGGTGTCGTGTCTTTTCGGACGGTGTCGAGATATGCCTGCCCAGACATGACATCCCAGAGATGTTCACGGTTGCGTGATACGTTGTCCTGCGCGGCGGTGGCGATCCACGCCTCAATCCTCGGTTCTCCGGCGCATCCGCTCGTGCTTATGTAGAACGCCAGCATCAGCAGCTTCATTTCGTCTGCGTCGCATCCCTCACGGCGTCTGATGTCTGCCATTTCGCGCAGAGCGCCCAGTGCCGATCTGAGGTCTCCGTTCCGCAGGCGCTGATTGTATTTCTTGGCATATCGGCTATATTCGTCGTTCATAGTCTTTCCTCCATTGCTGAAAGGCGGCTCCCCAGAACGAGGAACCGCCCTTTGTGATTGTATCGCTTCTTTTTGGAATTGTAAAGCTGGAGCCGCCGTAGAATTGATTTGCCGCCTCGTGGCGGGTGTTTACGGTTTCGGGTGGGTACTTTGTTCACCGAATCCGCAAGGATTCTGAGAGGCGTTTGTGCGGTGTTTGGCGAGTTCTTTTGCCACCACGCTCAGATCCGGCATATATCGCAGCGCGATAGCGACTAAGCCTCGGTTTGCTATTCTGAGCGTACCTGTCCCAGACCAGTGCAGTTCAAGTTCATTTTCCATCAGGGTTCTCCATCACGCGCTGCTCCCCGGCAGGGAACATCTGGTCGCCAATTCTGTTGTACTCCTCGAAGATCTTGTCGAACGCCTCCTGCCAGACCTCGTCGTGGTCGTGCTCAACGCCGACCGCCACATGAGCAAGTTCGTGCGCGAGGATCTCGACCGCGTCGGAAACCTCAAGACTCGGCTTGACGAAGACAGCAACGGAGCCATCATCGGCGAAGTCGACCAGGCCACACACGGGCTTGCCGTCCACTTCGTCGCGGATCTGCGGCTCCCAGTAAATCTCGCAGTCCTTGTCAGGGTACAGTTTCTTGAACGCGCCCCAGACCATAGCGAACATATCGTTCTGGAACGGCGCGATCAGCCGGTCTTTCAGATCCAGCGGGGAGAGCCGCGTCTCCTCGTACATCCGCAGGCGCTCTCTGGTTTCTGCGAACGCCCACGCCATCGTGTAGAGCAGGGCAATCACACCCTCCATTGTGTCGGTGCCGTCGAACAGCATCTCAGCGATTGCCCACGACAGCTCGTTATCGTCGCTCAAGTCTACGTTCTCCAAGGTTTCGGGGCTGTACTTCCGCAGCAGGTCTCTCGCCATGTCATACAGCCGTGCATCATCAAAATCGGGCGCCGGTCCGTAGCCTCTCACATAGACTTCGCTGTTCTTGACGAACACCAAGTTAAGTGCTGCCTCCACATTGCCCTGCGGGTCGTCGGTCACAATGGGCACATACTTTTTCATTTCTCTTCCTCCTTCTCCTGCTCCCAGCGCAGGAACTCAACGCTTCCGATGACCCACTTCAGGGTCTTCCCTCCGTACATTTTCTGCAACTGCTCAAGCACGTTTTCGGGGACGCTGAAGCTGTCGCAGACGCAGACCGCTGGCACCTCGCCTCGGCTGTTGCGCACCAGTACCAGATCATCCTTCTTCAAGTCTCTCTCCTCGGGCACTCCGAAAAGGTAGTGCTGCGCATCGCTCAAGTGCTGCACGATGACGATTTTCATTCGAAATCACCTCCTTTGCCGTTGATTCCGATTTGTGCGCAATTCCTCATATCTTCCACTCTCCTCCATGCGGCTGAAGAAAACGACAGGTCGCCGAGATCCACAGGTCGTTGTTCTCTTCTTCCTGCCTCTCATAAACGACAGCATCGTTTTCCATCACATATTCCGCGATGTTGCGCGCAATCTCCGCTCGGAGCATCTCCACCATTTCGTCCTCATGCGTTCTGGCAAAGGCAGGCACGATTTTCACCGTCCTGACCGTCTGGATGTCGTAATGGCGAATCTGCACGACGGGTGCAGGAAACATCACCTCTGCGCGTGTCAGGCCGCCGAGTGCATGGATGATTTTTACCTTCAGCCTGTCAATCCATTTCATGTGCGACCTCCTTCATCAGCTTCCCGTTCTGAACTCGGTATGCTTTGTCGTCCCAATACTCAGTCGCGCCGCCCTTGCGGGTGTCATTACCGTAAAACTGCTTCCACGACGGCAAGCTGTCGTTCACGGCGTCGAAATGCAGGCCCCATCTGGCGCAGGCTTCGAGCGCGTTCTCAAGCAGCTCTCCCTCTCGGCACGTCCAGAGAATGAGCCCCGCGCCAGCGATCTGCTCTGCCGCCGCTGCGACGATAATCTCCCAGTTTGGAGCGCCAATGTCTGGGTATGCGTTTGCGCAGAGGCAACCGTCAAAGTCGATGGCGATTGCCTTCGGCAGCGTCTGCGCGTACTGTTTCCGACGCGCTTCGTCGTCTGCCCGCATCTGCTCCAATACCTCCTTTGCCAGCTTCGTCGTACATACTATGCCCTCTCTTAGCTGCTCCAGCGGGCAGTCCCCGCAGTTCGACTCAGCGCAGCATTTTAGTGCCTTCACAATAACCCCTCGTCTCATGCCAGCGCCTCCTCTCTGCCGATCTGCTGGAACTTGTAGACGAAGACCCACGGGTTCGCATACCATCCCAACTCGTCGAGTTGGTCTGCCGAGATGGTGCTGTTCCAGAGATCCCGAAAATCCATGCGCATCACTCTGTACGGCTGGTTCCGGTCAATGCCTTCAGCCTTCAACCCGCTGCCGTTGATGTCTCCGAGTCTCTCCACGGAAACATCCACGATTTTCAGGAATGTCCTCGCCGCCTCTTTTGGCATGAAAATCGAGGGGTTCCACTTGGAGTCGGTACTCCACTTAGCGATAAACTGGTCAAACGCCTCTCTGGCTTCTGAGTCGGAGCATCCGCCGGGGAACTGGATTTTCCCGAGCGGGCCACCTGCTCGGAACTCGATCTTTGCATCCGCCTCGAAGCGGTGCGCAGACTGAACGCGCCACGTCTCTCTGATATAGAGCACGTCGCCGAACCAGAACTTCGGCTTGACGGTCTCCGCCCAATCGCAGAAGATGCCGCCGGCGCCGTTGTTTCCGCACATCAGGTCGAACGTCCGGTTCTCTTCATCGCAGTCGAGGACGAACCGTGCGCCTTCAGGCTGCGGGAGAACTACGCGCCGTGTCTCGGTCTTTTCACCGGCCATAATTTTCTGCACCATCGCCGTGTTGAACAGGATCGGTTTCAGTTTCGCCACTTGCTATCCCTCCTTCTGGTAAAGCGGGTCATCCTTACCGAGCACGGGGTAGTCCACCTGCCCGCCTTTTTTGATGACGACCCGATATGTTTTGTTGATCCCCCGCCGCGCCCGGTTTGCCAATGCGTAGAAACTATCAAGGCTTGCACAGCCAAGCTGCTTTCTGCACTCCCGCGCAGTTCCTCTGGCAAGAAGCTCGTCGCTGTATCGGTCGTAGATCTCGTAGTAGTTCACAGCTCCACCTTCTTGATGCTTTCCATCGGGACCAGCCGTTTCTTGTTCTCGGCGTAGTAGACGATGGCGAACGGTTTCGGATTGACAGAACTGCACTGGTAGCCAGAGCGCCCATATGGATTCTCGTTCCATTCACAGAACAGTTCAGTGCAAAGCGTTGTCACACCGACGAAGACTCCGGTGAACAAAGCCGTTTTCGTCACGAACTTCTCGCAGGACTCAAATCCGTCCACCTCTTTTCCCTCGGTCTGTCCATTCCCTATGAGATAGAGGTCCGCCATCAGGACGGCCTTATCTACTGGCATACACTTGTTCAAGCCAAGTTCTGCGTCCTTCACCGCGTCCTCTGACATATTCAGCGCCTCAGCGGCGCCAGCTCGGCTAAGGAGCTTGTCGTTCCATTTTGCGGCTTCCATTCTGGCTTCGTACCAGACATTACCTGCCGCTTTCGTGGCTCCACGACCCATTTTTTCTTGCCCTCCAATCGCTTATAATGACCATAGTGACAAGGCAAACAAACCAGTCGGTCGTTCGTCGGTAAAAAGAAAATAAATTACCGTGTCGCATCTTGAGCATTACCGTTTGGTAACTGCCCGTCGAAAAAAAAGTCGTTCACCTGCTGGGCGGTCAGCTCCAGCAGCTTCGCAACAGTCACCTTTTGAGGGTCGGTGAACGGACTTTCCCCACGCTCCTTCTTCCTGTATGTGTCCAAGGATATGTTGAGCCTGTCCGCCATATACTGCTGCGTGTATCCAAGCCTTGTGCGGGCTCCTTTGATTTCGAGCGGTTTCATTTCGTTCACCTCCGTTCCTTTTGGTGTTTGGTGTTACCGTTGTACTTATCATAACTTACCAATCGGTCATTGTCAAGAGTTTTCCGGCCGCTTTCGGTATTTTTTTGGTCAGTAGCGGTATGTTTTTTCTTGCAAAGCAGGCCGCGATGCAATATCATATAAGCAGATCGGTAACAGGAGGACTATTACTATGGACTTTTCCAAATTCAGAGCGAACCTGACCGCCCTTATTGAAGCGCGAGGGCTTGCTGTTGTCGACCTCGGCGCAGAAACAAACATGGCGCCGACCACCATTCACCGCTACCTGTCCGGCGGGCGGACGCCAGATCTCCCGAACCTGATGCGCCTCGCCGATTTCTTCGACGTCTCGCTTGACTGGTTGCTCGGTCTTTCCGGCGAACGGTACAACGTCATGCCGCAGGAGATTCAGGATGTCGCAGACCTCTACGAGGTCGCTTCCCCCGAAGACCGAAGAGTAATTCAAGCTGTTCTGAACAAATACCGAAAGGAGAAATGACCATGATCTACGGTGAGCGCACTCACAGGAGTGCATTCTGTATCGGCACAAACGGTTCGGTTGCACCATTGACGCGCACACCGTTCATGTCTGGCAACTTCAACGAGGCGTGGCTTCAGGAACTACTGGAGGACAACCCCGCCATGATCCCCGCGGCCGGCGTCTCGCCGGAATACCAAGACCTCGTCTGCATTGGCCGTGAAGTCCCCGTCGGCTCCGGTGAAACGCAGGGCTACATCGACAATCTCTATGTCACCCCCAGCGGCGGCATTGTCATTGTCGAGACGAAGCTGTACCGCAATCAGGAGGCGCGTCGCACTGTCGTCGCTCAGATCATTGACTACGCCAAAGAGCTTCAGAAGTGGGACGCCGCCAAGCTGGACAAGATTGCGTACAACTACACCTACCGCAAGAACGGTCAGGCACACCGGATCATCGACCTGATGGCAGCGAAGGGGCTTCTGTCTTTTTCGGATGAAAAGTCTCTCACAGACAGTTTGAATGTCAATCTGGAGAATGCTTTTTTCCTGCTTCTTATCATCGGCGATGGCATCCGCACCGGCGTACAGCAGCTCGCTGATTTCTTGAACGACAATACCTCAATGTCATTCAACCTCGCCTTAGCCGAGATCGAGGTCTACGAGCGTGGAGACGAAACCATTGTCATCCCCTACCTTCTGACGAAGACGTCCATAGTTGAGCGGCGAGCCGTTCCGTTTACACCGGTCGCCGAAGAGCCTCGCAAGTGGAAGTATGTCAGCGGGCCAATCCTATCCCGCAGCGAGTTCATCAATCGGTTCTCGGAAAACGGTGGATACGATCCAGACGAAATCACGGAGCTGGTGTACACATTGGAGTCCGCAACCGGTCTATCTGTCAAAATCATGCCGACCGAGCTGACCATTCAGCTCTCCACACCCGATGGTCGCTCATTCGCTTTGTTCACATTCAGCATCTCCGGCGGACACGCGGATCTCTACATTATGCCAGGGCGCATCAAGGCAGCTCTGGAACGCGCTGGGGTCTTCTCTTTTGAGGCGGATCCGTTCCTTGAGGCATACAAGCCTTTCGTAGACTTGCGTCGTTGCAAAACGCCTCCGTATGAGTACGAGGCAGGGTTCTACTACGCCGACATCGGCAAGGTGCTTTCCGGAGAGATCGCGTTCGTCTCCGCGGCGGAGCAATTCGCTCTCTCTGTTGCAAAATCTGATGTGGAGGTTCATTGACCATGACTATCACAAACGTCATCACAGCAGGCGACTACAAGGGGTACATCGATTTCAAGAACGCCAAGAAGGGGCTGTATATCTACGGTGCCTTCGGTCTCGGCAAGAAGACATTCATCAACAAGGATACGGTCGACCATTACGAGGTCATCGGTGAGGAAACCAATACGAGCTTCGGCAGCAGCGTAACTCGTGGCATTCTTGGAGCCGCCGCGTTCGGCGCTGTCGGCGCCATTGCAGGTGCTTCATCCGCCAAGAAGAAGGGCATCCACACCGTCTCCATCGTTTTCAAGGACGGAACGAAGTGCTTATGCGATCTCGACGACGGAATGTTCAAGCATCTAATCGAGGTTCTTTACTGAGCCAAATCACTTTCGGGCGGGGCTCGCGCAGCGACGCCTCGCCCTTATATTATCTTCCGGTATAGATACGGTTACGGTGACGGTGTAGGTGACGGTGACGGTGACGGTTACCGTGGAAAATCCTCGGACTTTCCGCAGGACTGTCCGTGGACTGTCCAATAATTTCTCAAACGGAGGTCTTCTTATGTCCATTCGAGACAAACTATCCGCCCTCAAGGTGGCGATATACATTCGCGTTTCGACCCACTGGCAGGTCGACAAGGACTCTCTGAAAGTGCAGGAGCGCGAGCTGATTTCTTACTGCCAGATGGTTCTCGGCATCAACGACTACGTCGTGTTCACCGACCCCGGCTACTCTGCCAAGAACACAGACCGGCCGGACTATCAGGCGATGATGGATCGTATTCGTACCGGTGAGTTCTCGCACCTGCTGGTCTGGAAGATCGACCGCATCAGCCGTAACATCATCGACTTTGCCACCATGAGCGAGGAACTGAAGCATCTCGGCGTCGCCTTCGTCAGTAAGAACGAGCAGTTCGACACCTCGACAGCAATGGGCGAGGCAATGCTCCAGATCATCATGGTCTTCGCGCAGTTCGAACGGAAGCAAACTTCTGAGCGCGTCACAGCCGTCATGCTGTCGAGGGCGGGTAACGGCCAGTGGAACGGTGGCCGCGTACCATACGGCTATCTTTGGGATAAAGAAACTGCCTCGTTCCAGTTGTGCGAGACGGAGGCGGGCTATGTGCGCCGGATGGCGCAGCTATATGAGGAACATCAATCGCTTCTGTATGTCGTCAAGTGGCTCAATGACGCCGGCATAAAGACGCGGCGCGGCTTCGCGTGGACGCCGACCTCAGTCCATGTCATTCTTACGAACCCGTGGTACATCGGTCATTACGTTTACAACGTCCACTCGGACGGCAAGGGAATCGAGAGGCGAGACGAGAGCGAGTGGGTCTGTGTTGAGCATCATCACGAGCCTATCTTGAGCGAGGATCAGTTCTACCGTATCAAGTTCCTGCTCACGCGAAACAGGCGCGGGACGCCGACTCCGGGCAAGTCATACGCCAGAAAGCATACCCATATCTTCAGTGGTCTGATGCGGTGCGGCATCTGCGGGTCGAATATGTCGGCTTCGGCAGATAAGCGCAGAGCGAATGGCTTCCGTCCATCTCAGTACGCCTGTGCCAGTCGTCGCCGCAAGGGAACGACCTGCACCAACAAGTACATCTCGGATCTCACGGTCGGCTCCTTCGTCCTGAACTACGCCGCCAACATCATCAGAGCAGCTCGCAACAGCGCAGCAGACGTACAGCCGGATGTTCTGGAGCGTAAGCTGCTGCGTGGTGAGACATTCAAATCAGTCGAGAGTGTCAACCCCGAAGCGGTGCAGCAGCTTCTCTCCTCGTTCGCGGAGGCAGGCGAAGCAGTCGAATATCGGCCGCAGTACGCTTTCACATCGGCCAGCGGTGAAGGACGCGATATGGACAACCTGAAGGCGCGGAAACGAAAGCTGGAGACGGCGCTCTCTCGTCTGAACGCGCTCTTTTTGTACGACGACGAGGCGATGCCGGAGAAGGATTTCATCGTTGAGCGTACCAACATCGAACGCCAGCTCGCGGAGACAGACAAGCGGATCGCAGAACTGGCCGCAACCGGTCTTTCGAGCAGCGAGGACAGCTCGGACTTCCTGAAGAAAGCCAGCTACTTCATCATGGTCAACAAGCTGATCGAGGACGCCAGCGTTGACTATGAGAAGCTCGTCCGCACACTCGACCCAACGGCAATCAGGGATTTCGTTTTGAACATCGTGCAGGAGGTCGAAGCAACGGACGGACGGATCACCGCCATCACCTTCCGAAACGGCACAGCCCACCGGTTCAAATACAAGACATAAAACAAGCCCCGACCACATCGGCCGGGGCTTTTCCACATCCACAGTTATGCGAGGAGTATTCGGTTTTTATGCAGAAAAAAAGTTGGTCAATTTCATACACATACCCTCGATGTTGCGGAGTCGGGACGTGCATTTCATTACCGGTCGGTTTCGCCATTCTCGCCATCCGGTACGGTCGCATCCTCCGAAACGCTTGAAATTGCTGACTTTTTGCCATTATCGCCGTTTTCGGACATCCCGACTCCAATCAACATCGCATCGCCAAAAGAGAAAAAGCGGTATTTTTCCTGCACGGCCACATGATAGGCATGCAGGATATTCTCGCGACCTGCGAGCGCAGAGACGAGCATAACGAGCGTGCTCTCCGGCAGGTGGAAGTTCGTAATGAGCGCGTCGAGCGCTTTGAACTGATAGCCCGGGTAGATGAAGATCTCCGTCCACGCGGACTTTTCGCGGAATGTGCCGTCGGGTTCCACGAGCGATTCGACCGTACGGCAGGACGTTGTGCCGACGCAGACGATACGGTGGCCGCTTTGATGCGTTTCGTTGAGAAGCTTCGCCGTTTGGGCGCTCATCATGCAGAACTCGCTGTGCATATGATGGTCCGTGATCTCCTCGGCCTTCACGGGGCGGAACGTTCCGAGCCCCACGTGGAGCGTCACATAGGCAAGGTTCACGCCTTGCTTTTGGAGCTTTTCCAGAAGCTCCTTCGTAAAATGCAGTCCGGCCGTCGGCGCAGCAGCAGAGCCGTTCGCTCTTGAATAGACGGTCTGGTAGCGTTCGGGGTCTTGCAGCTGCTCATGGATATAGGGCGGCAGCGGCATCTGGCCAAGGCGCTCGAGAACCTCCAGGAAAATACCCTTGTAGTGGAACTGCACAAGCTTGTTTCCATCGTCCACCTCGCCGACGACCGTAGCCGTCAGCTCGCCGTCACCGAACGAGAGCTCCGTTCCTGTGTGTGTCTTGCGTCCCGGCTTCGTGAGGCATTCCCACACGCCGTCTCCCTTGTCGCGCAGCAGCAGCACCTCGACCGCGCCCATCGTCGGCACACGGTGGCCGAGAAGCCGCGCGGGAAGCACGCGCGAATCGTTCAGTACCAACGTGTCTCCCGGCTGTAGATACTCCGGCAGATCATAAAAATGCCGGTGCTCGATTTCACCTGTGTCCTTGTTCAGCACCATCAACCGCGAGCCGTCGCGGCGCTCTAAAGGGGTCTGGGCAATGAGCTCTTCGGGCAGATCATAGTAAAAATCATGGGTTTTCAACAAAAGTCCCCTCGCAATTCTTCAGAAACTGTACAGCTTTCACATTGACAGCCAAAGCTGCATATGCTATGATGAACGTGTTCTAAGGCGTGGACATACGTCCTTGTATCAAGAACACGATAACGCGCACACTTTCCCGCGTCATCGGTTATTATAGTATATCGCGCGGGTACAATCAACCCCAAACTCTGATAGAAATGGAGCGAAAACGTATGAAGAAGTATAAAGTCGGTATCATTGGCGCAACGGGCATGGT